CGCCCGCCGCATTGATCACCACGTTTGTGCCCGCCTTGAACGATCCGGCCCCGAGTTCTCCGGCGAAAGTGGTCGCGCCGCTGATCGACAGTGACGCGCCCGCGATGGAGCCGGGAGTATTGATGCTCGGCCCGACGAACACGCCCGCCGAGTTGATCACATCCTTGTAGAACGGAGGCGTGAATTGCTTCACCGCAAAGGCCGTATCGGTGATGATCCTCGCGCCGTTGATCTGGCCGGTGCTGATCTGCGGGCCGATGTAGTGTCCAGCCGTATCGAGCGCCGCCGTCGACCCGACATTGAAGCTGCCGCCGGTAATCGCGCCCGACGCCTTCACGGTGCTCACATCCACCGAGCCGCTGGTGTGCGCGCCCTTCAGCACGCGCGCCTCGATCACGCCGTTCGGATTCGCGCCCGTGCAGGTGATGTTCCCAGAGACGGTGGCGTTGCCGGTGACGGTCAGTGTTCCCGCCTGCACCGTTCCCGTGGTTGTGACGTTGCTGGAGCCGAGGCTGAACGCGCCGCCGCCGGTCAGGCTGAATCCGGCCGTGCTGATGGCTTTCGCCGTCAGCGTCTCCGTCACGTCGCAGTAGCCCCGGCAGTACACGTTGCCGCGCTGATCGACGTAGAAGTTTGTCTGAGCGGACTCGTTCATCATCCGGAAGAAAGCCGCCGACGCCGTGCCCGTCGGTGACTGCCCCGGCTTGAGCGAGCTTCCCGGCTGACCGGGAAGAGGCACGTCCGACGCGGAGCCGCCGGTCAAAAGCACCGTGCCGTTCGCGTTGGGCGCGTAGAGCGACAGTTCGCCCCACCACGTGGAGGCAGTATCCGGGTTGCCGTTCTGGTCGCCGTTCCATGAAACGAGCGCCGCCTTGCGTTGGCTCGACGGCCCGTAGAGAATCAGCCCGCGCGTGATCAGCATCGAGCCGTGCGTGGTGGGCGTCCCACTGATCGACCGCTGGATTTTGATGCCGGGAAACTTCCATGCGCTTGGCGCGGCATTGTCCACCATGAAAGCGTCGTAGCCGAACTCCAGGTGGACGGCTTCGTTGTTCGGGTAGGAGCCGGATGGATTGTAGTTCTGGAGATAGTCGATGGTGAACTTGTTGATGTTCCGGATGTTCACCAGATCGGAGCCAAGAGTGGGGTTCGTTGCGTCCCGCCGCGCGAGGATTCGCCAGTCGCTCAGATTGGAGCCGCCCACCGCGAACTCGTTGAACCACGCGCCCGCGATGTCGGCCGGGTCGCCGTTGGGCACGAGCGTCGAGCCGTCGGTGTTCCGCGCGATACGCGCGCCGATGCGGCCGACCTCCTGGCCGGTGTTCCGCCGGATGGAGATGTAGGGCGCGTAGGGTTGGCCCTGGAAATACTCGAAGCCGCCGATGATCACCACGCCTGCGTTCGTCGCATAGAGCGGAGCGTTCACCGGGCTCCCGCCGCCGATGTACAACTCCGAGAACCAGCCGCCGAACACTGTATGCGCCGTCGGGTTGTCGGGCGTCTGCGTCCCCAAGTTCTCGCCCATCCAGGCGCGGAGAGTGTTGCTGGAGTTGTAGACCGCCACCTGCCCGTTCTGGAATCCGCCGAACTGCTTGTTCGCGTTCGCGACCCCATCCGAGCCCGTGCCCGGCGCAGGCCCGCCGCCGACGCGGAGGATGGAGCCGACGTAGATCTTCTTGGCGAGGAACCGCTCCGCGCTGAACTTCTCCCCCTCGGGCCAGTCAAACTCGCTCTCATCGAACCAGTCCTTCGGCAGGCGCGTCACCTTGATGTCGCCGGGGATCGGCGTGAACGGGTGGGTGAAGCGCGGCGTCGTACCGGGCAGGATCGTGTTCCGCTTGCCGTCCATCGAGCGGCTGACGAAATAGAAGTCCCACGTTCTCGCCTCGGGCGCAGGCTCCCAGTCGGTGGTGAAGCTCGTCGCGCCCTTCGGCGCGTCCCACCAAGTGGCGTTCACGGTGTCGCCCGAGGCCACGCGCGCGATGCTCATGCCGCCGAACGTATTGTCGGCCGGGTTCGACCACCCGGTGATCTTGTGGCGCATCATCTGCACGCCGTCGTTGCTGAGTATCTGCTCCGTCTCGACCGTGCCCGCCGTCCCGAGTCCGGTGTGCTCCTGGCCCGTGCCGCCGAGCGCGGGAGGACCGACCACCCACGTGGCCGTCGGCACGCGGGACGCCTCGGGCTTGCCCGTCCATGGATACCCGGCCGGGTCTGCGGTGGGCTTGCCATCGAAGTTGTAGGCGATGGCGGCGAACGTCCACGTCTCCGAGATCGAGGGAAGCTCGTTGATCTGAAGAGTCGCCCCTTTCGTCGGCGCCGGGAAGCTCCCGAACAGACGCGGCGGATCGACGCCGACGCGATAGATCGACACCCCCGAGTAGCGCGTGCTGCTCGGGATCGTCCATGACGCATCGGCCAGCGCATAGAGCGTGCCGTCGATCATCGTGGCATGACGCTTGTTGGCGAGCGCGAAGCCGGTCACATCCGGCGTCGAGCCCTGGCCCGCCGGAGGGTAGACCACCTGCACCGTCTGGACCGGCGTCACGTCCTTGACGATCTGGTTCAGGTTGCCCTCGATGTCCTTCGAGACGAACCAGCATTTGAGCGTCTGCGTCTCCGCGATGGGGATGTCCGTCGAGTGCCACTCCTCCGGCTTGTTTACGTCGAGGTACGGCCCCTGATCCCGAGTCCCGTCGGGGAACTCGTAGACGATCTGCACGCCCGCGAATTTCTTCAGCCCCGGCGGCAGCGGGATCGTCTCGTAAGCCATCCCTTCATACGTCGGAGAGAAGTCGAAGTCGAGCCGGAACGTCGGCCCGTTGGGGTCTTCAAAATTCTCGACCGGCGTCACCAGCGGATCTTCCACCGTCCAGGTGTTCTCCATCCCGCTGACGAGAATGTTGCGCGCGGCGCCGACGCCGACGCGGATGCTCGGAGTCGGAGCAGGCAGATTGGCTCGCGTGAACTTCGCCACCCGAGTCCGGTTGAACGAGAGCAGGTAGACGCGGATCGGCCGCCAGACCGGCTTGCCGGGAATCAGCAGAATCGCGGGCGACTCGAAACTGTCGGTCTTGGGAATCGGCTTCCACGCGCCCGAGACCACGCTCGTCGGCGTCCCGCTCGCGCCTTGCTGGCCGAAGGTGACGGTGCCGTTCAGCGGCGCGGTGGCCTTCTCGCTCACGTCCGGATCTTCGAGATAGACCTTGCATCCGGTGAAGTTCTCCGGGGTCGCGGCGGCGTCCTTCTCCCAGTACACCGCCACCTCGATCTGCCCGTCCTCCTTCTCCTCGATGGACGTGTCGAGGATCGTGACCGGCGGCGGCTCCTGGCCCGCGCCGCCGCCCGATCCGCCGCTCGGGCCGGTGCGCTCGTAGATCCAGGTGCCGAGTTTGGTGGCAGTCGGCATAGCTATCCTGCGGTGACTCTCAATGCTTGCGTAGGCTCTACGGTGACCGTGGCATTGCCGTCGAAGAGAAGCTCGCCCGGCGCGCAATGCACGATGAGGTTGTTGGGTCCATTATCGTTCACCAGATACAAGCCGCGACCGGCATAGGCCGCGATGGGCATCAACTGCACCTCGATGTCGTTCTCGCTCGTGTCGGCGCGCACCGTGTGATCGGTGGCGAACACGTCCCACGGCCCCGGCCCGTCGGCGGGCGGCGGCCCCGGCTTGGGTCCGATCTCGCGCACCGTCGGCGGCTGGCCGTACAGGAAGATCTCGCGATACACCGCATGCTCCTCGTGCGAGATGCGGCCCTTGTCATCGACCAGGAAGCCGCCCACGAGCGCGACCAGATTCGCGAGGTTGTCCGACTTCACGCGAAGCTCGAAGATGTCGCCCGGCTGCGGGACGATCAGTTCGCTCGTGACCGAGGCGTAATCCCAATCGTGCGCCTCGATGATCACAATGGAGGTCGCGTCGGGTTTCACCGCGAAAGGCGGCGTGACGGTGACGCGCGTCTCGGTGTTCGCGGTGATGGCGCGAAGCTGCCCGGCGCCCGTCCCGCGCAGGATGCGGACGAGCCGCCCCTTCTCCTCATCCGGCCGGAGCCCGGCGGTGTCGGGGAATTGGTTGCGCGAGACCGAGTTGTTCCACATCGGATCTTCGACCCAGTCCCAATCGCTTGAGACGCCGATGGAGCGCATCACCAGCACATCGCCCTCTTCGACCGAATCGGCCGCGATGATGGCGCCGCCGCCGTCGCGCCGCCTGCAGTTCGGGCTCACCGTGAACGTGCCGGTCGCGGAGTCGAATGCCGTGACGGTAAAGTTCCAGAGCGGCGCGCTGCCGTCCGACAGATCCGCGAGCGCGCTCACGATGCGGCCGACCCAGTTGTCGGTGGAGCCCACGTAGTCGGCGCAGCGGATCTGATTGTCGGCCGGAACCTCGGTCACGAGCACGCCCGCGATGCCCGAGTGCCAGACATGCTTCGCGCTGATCCGCACGCGCCGGGCGGCCGCCTCGGGAAGCTGCCGCGTCATCGGCGCGAGGAAGCCGGTGTAGGCGTAGTTGAGCGGCATCGCCTCGCCCGTGTGCTCCTCCTGCAGCGCGAGCCGCCGCCGGTCGGTTCCGACGTAGAGATCCCATCCCGTCCAGGCGCCCGAGGTCGCCGGGATCATGTCGATCACGATCTTCTGATCGACTAGCCCCGAGGGTATCCAGAGCGCGAAGAGGTTCGACGGCATCGCCGCTTGCCCGCTCGCGTTCTTCTGCGTGACGGCGACGTAGACCGTCACCGGCCCGGTGACGTGCCCGCCTGCGGCCGTCGAGACGTTAGTGATGCGCGGCTGCGCGAGCGCGGCGAAGCGGTTCACCACCTCCTCGCCCGCGACCCAGATGGCCGGGCTCCAGATGCCCTCGCGCGTGACCGAGTAATCCTGCCAGAGATCGAAGGTCCGCTCGCGCCAGTCCGGATAGAGCGGATCGCCCGCGAACGGCGCGACAAGGTTCGGCATCCACGCGAGACCGGCGGCCGGTTGCAGCGTCTCGGGCGGGCCGGTAATCGCGGGCACGTCGGCCGGGCTCGGGCCGAAGGCCGGGTTGTACATCGAGTCGGTGGTGCAGGCGGCGGTGATGTCGATGGAGAAGTCCGGATTGAGAGCCCACGATTGCACGCGGCCCTCGCCGCGCGCGTCCGGTAGCCGCTCGTGATCGAGCGAGATCACATCGCCCACCATGGTCCGCAGCGCGAGCAGGGTAGTGCGGAAGCGCAGGTTGCGCGCCTTCTTGTACTCGTCCATGTTGGCGCCGCCAAGCTCCTCGCGCAGGCGCGTGGTGATGATCCTGGCGCACTGCGACTTGGTGGGGACGCCGACGAAGTTCATGTTCGACTGCAGGTACTGCGGCATGCCGACCGCATCGCCCAACCACTTCGCGTGGTCGATGTCATAGAGAGTCACGCTGTTTAATGCGTAGTCGAACTCCTCGTCTCCGAACTCGCCCACGAGCCAGTTGAAGCGCGGCGCGAGCGGCGCGGCCTGCAGGCTCTTCAGCAGAATGTTCCAGCGTGTGAAAGCGTTGCCCGTCTTGACGGTCGAGTCCGCGCGGACGCCGATCCAGAGCTTGCCCGCGACGAACGTGTAGTAGCCGCAGCAACAGTTCAGGATCTCGGTCAGCCAGTCCTTCAAGGGCTTCCGCTCCTTGAGCACGCCGCGAAACGTGAAGCGCTTCTCCTCGACGCCGGGCACGATCATACTGTCGACCTCTTCGTCGCAGTACCCGGCGGCCGCGATGGCGGCAGGGATGTGGACGAACTGCTCCATGATCGACGCCGGGATGAGGGCCGCCCGCGCCTCATCGATGCGGAGCCCGATGGCGCGCAGGTAGACGTTCACCGCCACCCAGACGGGATTCGAGAGCGCGGGCTTCCAGATTCGCGCGCCGGGCGCCGTCCAGATCCAGCCGCCGATTCCCTTCTCGACCGTGACCGTCATCGTCCGGTCGACCACGGTGACCAACTGCAGTCCGATCTCGTCGGTCCTGCGGATCTCCGCGAAGGCGAGCCCGGCCGCGTAGCTCGCGCCGAAGGGCGGGATGTCGAAGGGCTTCTGGTCGATGGCGAAGAAGTCCATCGTGGCCGCCGGATCGCTGCCCAGGATGCCGCGCCATCCGCCTCCGTTCAGGGGATCGTGCGGCGGCTGGTTGTCGAGCTTGTGCTGGATGAGGTTCTTCGAGTAGCCGCCGATTGGCCCTTCGCTCACGATGCCCAAGGCGGCGTAGAACTCGCCGTCGTTCTCCTCGCGACCGGCCGCCACATCGCACGTCACCTTCATCGCCTTGTCGGTGTAGACCTCCTGCACCGGCCGCTGGTAGGCCGTGTCGTTGGTGATCGAGACGCTCGAAAGCAGGGACCGGCCGTAGCCGATGACGCCGGTCGCGATGTCCTTCGGGTAAAACATGATCGGCTGCGCCTCGACGCCGCCGAAGGATTTGGGGACGCCTCGCTGGACGCAGGACGTGAAGTCCTTCGGGCAATCGGTATGCGAGGACGTGGATGGGCAATGCGGGCCTTTGTAGACCTTCCAGCACGTGCGCGAGACCATGCGCCACGGGTAACCGAGGGTAAGCTCGAAGAGCCCGTCAGAGGCCGGGAGAACGAACGCGCCGTCGCTCGTCAGCGTCCACGGCCGCGCGTAGCCGCTCCATAGATCGATCAAATACCCGGTGTTCACATGGAATAAAGAGAACAGAATCTCGGCGCGGAAGAGGTTGACCGAGTTGCCGTACTGGGTGAACACATCGTCCGCGTTGCCGAACGTGAACTCCGCGCTATCGCTCGCCTCGTTGACGGTCTGCCCGATGCCGTTCCACTGCGTCAGGCGCGGCAGGAACACCTGCGGCCGCGCCGGGTTCGACGGGCCGTCCCACTGCGCGGTGATCGAGCACCGCTGGTTGGAGAGCCAGAGGATGTCCTCGACGCCGCGCGGATAAATCATCACCAGCGGAATGAACTGCTGCACCTGCGCTTCGAGCGCCGCCGTCAACGCGGAGTCGGGGAAGCGCTCGACGCGCGCGGCGACGGTGTAGGGCGGCGTGACGCTCGGGACTTCGAGGAGCGTCAGCCCGGCGTTGGATGCGAGCAGGGCCTGCAGGTGGTCGAACTGCAGGTTGGGGTTCTCGTAGCGCGCCGTCACGCTCTCGACGCCGCCCGGCGTGCGGATGGCCGCCGAGAACTGCGCGTACTGTCCGAAGGCTTGCTGCCAGTGGCTCTTGAGCGCGTTGTAGTCGTTGCAGGCGAGATGGTCGCGGTGGAAGCGGAACCGGCGCACGCCCGAGCCGACGAGGTAGCGTTGCTCGGTCATGAGCCCCGGCGCGTCGAAGACATGGGTCGCCACCTGCGTCTCGAAGTCGACGCCGCTGCCGTAATCGCCGGTCAGCGGGAACGCGCCGATCACGGGCGCGGGCGGAATCGGGATCGAGCCGAGCGAGTCGCTCACCAGACCTCCCGCATGCCGAGCGAGACCTCGCTCCGGCCGAGTTGATGCTGGTCGCTCCAGTGGCCGTCCCAGACCACGGTGTACCGGCCGAACGGCGACGAGCCGGTGGGATCGGGCGTGAAGGGCGGCTGCGTCTCGCGCGGCAGATAGAAGTAGAACGGCTGTACGAGATGCGCCTTAAAGAACGTGTACAGGGATGTGTACTGCGGCCCGGTGACGCGCCGCGTGATGCGGAAGAAATGGCGCGGCGTGTCCTGCAGCTTCATCCGGTCGCTGGAGCCGTCCGGATACACGTTGACGAAGCTCTCGATGCGTAGCTCCTCCTGCAGGCCCGCGTAGAAGCCTGCCGGGATCACGTCGACCGGGTTCGCCGGTTGAATGTTGCCGGGCATAATATGCGCGCTCTATAAAGTGCAATTCAGAACGTCGGGTAAAATGGTTTTATGTCTAACGAACCAACAACGGACCAGAGGCTGACGGCCGCGAGCCGGTCCCTCGCCAAAAGCGCCGCCATCCTCTTCGTAATCGCCATCGTGCTGTACCTGTACGCGAACTCGTAAGCCCTCACGCCAGCACCGTGCCCGGCTCCAGCAGAGCGCTCGTCTGCGCCTGCCTGCCTGCTCCCGATCTCGCCGCCAAGGTGTTCGACGCGCTCACCGCGCCGGGGCTGGAGCCGAGCACCTGCACCACCTGCCCGGCGAACAAGCTCGACGCCTGCTGCGGATTCAACTGCAGGAAGAGCGGCCCTCCCTGATTGCCCGCGAACGCGGCCATCTGCGTGGTGGTGGTCCCGACGTACGGGTTCGACACCAGACGCCCGCCCGAGTACACCGGCTGAAGCTGGAGCCCTCCGGCCGCCGACTGCGCGAACGTCGCGCCGTACATCGGGCGCGGCAGGCCCGCCGTGCTCTGACTCTTGGTGAGCGCGTACAGCCGCACCATGTCCTGCACCTCGGTGGAGAACACCGCCATGCGGAGGTCGCCGCCGTAGCGCTCCTTGGCGAGCTTCACGATCTGCTCGCGCAGACCTCGATCCGACATGTCGATGCCGTAAGCCTGCTTGAGCAGCTTCCGCACCTTCTCGTCGTCGGTGTCATGGAACAGGCGCGCGATGCCGACTCCCGCGCCGATTCCCGCGCCGATTAACAGACCGGCGGCCGCGCCGACCAACGCGCCGATTGGCCCTCCCATCGCGCCGATCATGAAGCCGATGCCCGCCCCGGCGAGCGCGCCGCCGCCGATGTTCATCGCGAGTCCGGAGACGCCGCCGCGCTTCCAGCCTGCGGCGAGCAACCCGAGCCCGCCGCCCGTGGCCGCGCCCGCTCCGGCCAGCAATCCCGTCGCCCCGAAGGTTTGGGCGATTCCCCACCCGGCCGCCGCGCCGCCCAGGATGCCCATCGCGCCCGCGCGGACGCCGCGCCGGTTGAGGCTCGACAGGAACATCGGCGCGCCGACCATCGAGGCGAGGCTCGCCATCCCTTTGCTGCCCATGACGGAGGCCAGCTTCTCGCGCGGCGTGGCGACCTCCCAGATCACCGACTCGCCGGTCGCGGTCTTGACCAGCCCGCCGATGCCGAAGGACGCGCGCAGATCTTTCAGGCCCTGCGCGAAGCCGCCGAAGCCTCGGCCGCCGCCACCGGCCGTCCCGGTTTGCCGCGCCGAGCCTGCGTCCGCGCTGCCGGTCCCGGCCATCTCGACGGCCGCGCGCCGGTCCCAGTCTGCCATCGCGGCGTCGGAGACGATCCTGGTCAGATCCCGGCCGACCACCTCGCCCATCTCCCGGTTGCGCGTCTGGACGCTAAAGTTGAGGTTTGATTGGGCGTTCTCAATACTGGTGATCTCCGGAGGCGAGCCCGCGCCGGGGAAGTACGGCGCCTTCCAGATGCCGCGCGGGAAGCCCACCTGGAAGCCGCCGAAGGCCGTGGTCAACTGCGCGGCGAGCGAGTTGGTGACCACGTTCCGGAGGACGCCCATCATGGTCCTGGTGATGAAGCTGCCGATGCTCGACCAGACGCTCTTCGACTTGTCGAGCACGGCGTCCCACATGCCCTCCATGAAGCCCTTGATATTCGAGAAGAGTTGCTCCTGGTTCTGCAGGATGGCCTGATCGGTTTCCTGCCAACCCTTCAGCCGCGCCATCTGGTACTGCGTGTCGGCGTCGAGCCGGATGCGGTCGAACTGCTTCTGGTTGTACTCCTGAATTTCGAGGAAGCTCTTGCTCTGCTCGCCATAGAGCCGCTTGTAGAATGCGGTGTCCTCTTCAAGCGCAAGAAATTGCTCGTTGCGCTTGCCGATGATCTGATCCTCTTCCATCTCGGTCACGCGCCGGATCACGTCCAGCCGCCCCGAGAGCGAGGTCTGCCGCTGCGCCTGCAGACGCGCGATACCCAGCGTGGCCGCCCGGTCGATCACCGCGATGCGGTCCTGTAGCTCCTGCTCCATGCGTTGCCTGCGTTGGTCGAGGATCAGCGCGTTGGTCTCCTTCTCCTGATCGAGCGTCAGCTTCTGGATCTCATCGTTAAGCTGCACCGCGAGCGCCATGATCCGGCCGCCAAAGATCTCCTTCGCCGCAATCGTGTCTTCGTCAATCTGCTTCTGACTCGCTCCGGCCGCGCGCCCGGCGCGCACGATACCGGCGACTTCGAGTTGCATCTGTGTGTCGAGTTCCACCTGCTTGGCGATGATGTCGGCCTTGGCTTGCTGCTGCGTGGCGGCCGCGCGAACGGCCAGCACTCGTCTGCGGCCCGCGAAGGTCTCGTCCGGAATCACTTCGGCTTCCGCAACGGCAATCTGGCGGCGCGTGCGGTGGATCTCTTCGTAAGTGCGCCGGATGTCGCGCCGCGCTTCCTCGCGTTGCTTCTTCAACTCCGCGCCCACGTCGCTCCACAGAGCCCTCGCGTAATTGGCGGCGGCGGTCTGCACGTCCTTCTGGTTCTGCGCGGCTTCGATGTCGTTCTTCCTGGCCTCGTCGCTGGTCTCTTTCGAGAGCGCTTTGCGGTAGTCCGCGACTCCCTTCGCCATCTCCCCGAGCTTGCGGAAGTGGCCCGCGTAATCGTCCGTCAGCGCGCCGATGTTTTCCTTGCCCGCTTTCAGGTTGCGGGCGCGGGCCTCATCGAGCGCCCGCTCGCTCTCTTCGAGTTGGCTCCTGATCGCTTCCGGGTTGGGCCTCATCGCCAGAGCCCGCCGCCGCGCGATTTCATCCGGCGTGACCGGCGTCACTACGGCCGCAGCGGCCGCCTTCTCCCGATCAGACATTTTGTTGTGCGCGTACCAGATCCATACCGCCGACGCGATGGCGCCGATCAGCGTGACCCAGCCGACCGGCCCCATGCCGAGCAACGTGCCCGCGCCGATTGCCATGCCGCCCGCTCCGGCCGCGCCGAGCCCGAGCGTGGTGACTCCGGCGCCCGCTCCTGCGCCCGCCGCAGCGGCCGCGCCCGCCCCTGCCGCCGCCCTCGCTCCGGCCGCCGCCGCCGCCGCCGACACGGCCGCTTCAGCCGCAATCTTCGCGGCTTCATCCGCCGCCTTTCGCACGGCAATCTTCTCGGTCACCTCCTTGGCCGCTTCCCGCGCCGCCGCCCGCGCCGCCGTGCGTCTCGCGATGGTCTCGGCCGTGGCCTCCCCGATAGCCGACGCGGCTACCTCGGCCGCGACTTCCGAAGCCGCTTTAGCCGCCGCCTCCCGCGCGAGCTTGGACGCCGCCTGCTTCACCGCCACCTGCGCCGCCGCGTCGGCCGCCGCAGACGCCGCCGCCGTCGCCGCCGCCTTGGACGCCGCCTCGGTCGCGATGGCCTGCGCGCCAGCGGCCGCGCCCGCGAGCCCGAGCCCCTGGACGCCCGCGCCTGCGATGAGCTTGCCCGCCACGCCTCCGAGTTGCGAGCCCTTCAGCCACGTCACGGCCGCGCCGAATCCTTTGAAGCCGAGACCCAGGACGTTGAACACCTGCCCGAGCATCATGGCGGTCCCGGCGAACACGCCGACGGCGACGGCGACATCCTTGATCGGCCCCGGCAGCATGCCGAGCACCTTCACCAACTCCGTCGCGAGCTTCAGCATCTGCGTCATCATGTCGATGGAGTGGATGAATGCCGGGCCGAGATCGTCCTCGATCTGACCGGCCAGCTTCTTCGACGCGGAGCCGAGGCGATTCTGCGCCGCGCTGACCGTGTGCAGCGCTTCGCGCGCGGCGGCGCCCTCGTGCCCGGCCACGCCGACGGCGATGGCGAGCCGCATGAACTGCTGCGGATCGAGTTGCTTGATCTCGGACTTCATCGAGATCAGTTGTTTATTGAACGCCTCGGCCACCTTGGCCGGGAACGCGATGTTCGACGCGGCCGCGAGCCCCTGGATGCCCTTGGCCGAGGGCGCGAACATGGTGCCGATATTCCGCAGCACGTCGGCCATCGCCTTCGCGCCCTTCACCCCCTCTTCCGAGAAAGCGGTCGCCATGTCGAGGATGCGCTCGACCTCCTTGGTCAACTCCTCGGCAGGCACGCCCGCCGCGCGAAGCTCCATCGCCATCTTCCGCACTTCGCCGCCGGTCGAGCCGGTCCTGGCCGCCAACTCGCTGAACTTCTTCGCGTAGTCGGAGAGCCCGATCTCCGCAAGCTGCCGCTTCGCCCGGTTGACCTCCTCGCCCATCGCGACCATTTCCTTGGTGGTCTTCCAGATGCCGAGCGCGGCGACGGCGCGGCCCAGGCGCGCCATCTCGTCGGAGGCTTGCTCGACGGTGACGTTGACGCTCTTGATGCCTTTGACTGCCTGTTTGGTCGCCTTCTCGGACGTGGTCCCGATCTTGTCGATGTTCTTGTTGAGCGTGTCGATGTTCTTCTCCGCGTCTGCGGAGTCGAACTGGACATGCAGATAAATGCGATTGGCGGCGGCCATCGGTCAGTCTCGCTTTTGGCCTTTGCGGATCTCTTCGGCCTGGAACTTGTCGCGCTCTTCAGTCAACTGCCGGAGGAGCAGAAACACCGGGTAGGGAATCTCGTCCAGGCGCACCGTGATTCCCGCCTGCAGGGAGAAGTCGAGGTCGATTGTCGATTGAATGATCAGCCCGCCCGGCGACCCCAAATATTCGAGGAGCGCTTGCTGCGGGCAACCCTCGCACGGCAGCGCGGAAGGCCCGGCGCCGGGCTCCAGGTTCAGCACTTCGGGACAGTTCGCGGGCGAGGGACAGAGAGCGCTCTGTCGCATCAGGCGATTGAAGACGAATCGAGGCGAAGGTTGCTCCGGCCAATCCCCGCCGATTAAAAATTTGCGTCATCGGACCTCGGCCCGAGCGCCCGGTCGATGTGCTCGATCACCGCCCGGATGGCGGCGTCCTTGTGCAGCGCGGGAATGCCGTTGGCGTAATCCTCGCTGCGGCCGCCGCATTGATCGTAGAGCCGCGCGCCCGCGTCGGCCGTGGTGCGAAGCTCCTGCTGGTTGAAGGGCAGATCGATCAGCCGGAAGGCCGACCGGCGGAAGGAGAGCACCTGATCGGCCGTCGGGATCTTCATGTGATGGATCGCGCGGCCGGTCATGACGCTCATCTCGACCGCCGCCTCGCCGCCGTCGATGGACACGTCGTACACGTCCGCGACCGAGAGCGCTTCGAGCACCTTCGACGCCTCGGCGGGCGTCATGTCGGGCGCGCCGTTGAGCGCGATGGTCTTGTAGAGTTTCACGTCCGCTTCGCCGGGCTCGGGCGGGACGGTCTCGCTCATGCCCCGGCCGAGCCTGCGGATGATGATCTTGCGCGAGCGCGAGCGCGCCGACCACTCCTCGTCCGTCGGGTAGCGGAGCAGCACTTCCTGCTCCGCGCCGCCGGTCGACGCCAGTCGCGCCGGAATCGCGATTTCTGCTTTCGAGTCGAATTTCACGGTTGGCCTCTTCTGTCTAACCTCGACCGCTGACGATCCACGCCAGCGTCAGTAATGCGAGCCCGGCGGCCGTCCAGTTGATGGACCGACCGGCGGGCCACTGCGCGTTGACCGTGCCGATGAGGAACATCAGCAAGGCCAGGAGAACGAAGATCAATGTGAGCGGCATGGCCGCCTCCCTTCCCTTTTCACTCGTCGCGCGTCAGAGCCCGAGGATGCCGTCCTTCTCGGTGGTCGCGCTCATCGTGATGTAGTCGCCCGTAGGCGGCTTGAGCCCGGTCACCGTGCAGTCGACGGTGACGATGCCGTCGGCCTCGCCGTTCACCACCGCGCTGAAGACCGCGCGCGGATAGCTGATCGAGAAGCCGTGCTTGGCCGGTCCCGCGCCGATCTGCGCGCCCTCGACGGAGACCGTGGCTGGCCCCTCGGTCTGCGGTTGCGCCATCAGCGCGGCGTATTCGGGCGAGCCCTTGAGCGCTCGCGCGACGAAGCGCAGCGAGGACTCGCGCATGCCGTACTCCATGCGTCCGCGAATCGCGTAGCCGTTCTGCGTGCCCGAGCCGGGATAGAGGCCCGAGGGCAGGCGCACGTTGTTGTTCCAGCGGAATTCGAGCGAGATGAAGCTCGCCGTCAGCACGTAGTCCTGGCCGACGATATTGATCGACGCGGACGCCGCGTTGAGGAAGTGCTCGGTCTCGACCGTCGGCCACGGGGTGTAGCCCGAGGGGTTCTCCGCTTTGCCCGTGCCGACGCAGTTGACCGAGACGCGGCAGTTGGCGCGGCCCGGCCCGCTCTCCATGGTGAGCGTCCAGTCGTTCACCACGAGCCCGATGAGAGCCCGGTCGACCACCGATTCGGGCGGCGTGCGGATCTGCTCGGCGTAAGTAAACGGCGGCAGGTTGATGCAGTTCACCACCGGATCGGACGGCACGGCCGCGTAGGTGAAGCCCGAGCCCGCCGAGCCGCTCTTGGTCGCCTTGCCCGTCGAGAACGAAAACAGCCACGCCATGAACTCCGAGGAGCAGTACTTCTCGATGGTGACGGCCGTGTCGATGCTCGTCGGGAAGGTGGCGGTCGGGAACTCGTCGCCTTTGCCGATGTCGTTGGCGTCGGTCTCGTTGACCGGCGTGACGGTGGCGAGCGCCGGGTTCGTCTTGGTGAGACTCCAGATCTCGGCCAGCGTGTTCTTCGTCGGCAGATCGGCCTGCGGCTTGAACCCGAACGCGATTTTCGTCTCGCGCACGTTGGCCGGGCAGTTCGCTACCACGAGCAATTCCGGCCCGCCGGGCTGCTGCGGTTCGACGGGAGCTAGGGGCGGTTTAGTAGCCATTATGGATCTCCTGACTCTTGCGTTTCGGTTTCGATCACAAACAGATCGATCTGCTCCGGGTCCGTCTCGCGCTTCACGTTCGCGATGACGGTGCGGATCACGCCCGGCATGATGGGGCAGTAGTGCCAGCGTTGCGTGTCGCCGGGATCGGGCACGCCGTTCACGATCAGCCGCGCGAGCGTGTAGGGCGACTGCCCGCGTTGCGCCCGCAGGTAGAGGCTCGCGTAATGCGTGGTCTGCACGATGCCGCCGTCCCCGGCTTCGAGCGGCGCCTCGTTCCAGACCACCATCACCGAGCCCGGCCGCTGGCTGTACTTGGCGGCCTCGACCCTATTCGCGAGCGGCTGGAGATCGATGTACCCGAAGATCGACGCGGGCTCCGGCGGATCGAGCGCCGCGACCAGCGGCGGGATGCGCCGCAGCACGTCGACCATCGCGTTGGTGAATTCGATCAGATCGATCATCGCGTCTGTCCGCTGAGTGGAATCCAGGCCGACTTCAGATACTGGCCGTATTCCTTCTTCGCGTCCTTGAACAGGGCCGACTGCTCCGGCCCCGAGAAGCCGATCATGTGCTCGTACTTGTCCTGGCCGCGCGCGTGCTCGCGGCCGATGCGGGACGTGTTCTCGGCGCGGATCTCCTTGCCGATGGCCTTCCGCAGGAGGAAGTTTTCGATCATCACGCCCGAGAGATGGTTGTCGCGATACTGCGTTCCGCCGCCGCGAATCCGTTTCTTGATGAACACGTACTTCTTCGAGAGCGGCTTGGCTTCGTTGCCGGATGCGTTCTTGTGCGCGGCCCAGCGGGCCTTCTGGCGCGCGACCATCTCCTTGCCGATGCGCGTCATCTGGCCGTTGTCGAGCTTCGGCTTCTTGATGTGGCCGCTGCGCTTCACCTTGATCTTGACCGGCATCAGGACGCCTCCGAGTTGGCTTGCAGCACCACTCTCGAAACGCCGTAGGGCAGCGCGTCGACGCGCACCACGTCGTACTCGATCCCTCCGGCCGCGACCACGTCTCCGAGCGCGGGCGGGCGCGGGAGATCGTCATGCTTGATGTGCGCGTGCGAGTAGCGGCCGGGCGAGAGTTCCTCGCCCTCGACGCCTTCGATCCAGAGGATCGAGATGGGGAAAACCTGCGTGTCGTCCCCGTCGATCCAGTAGTCCACGATGCGCTCGAATTCGCCCATCAGCGCGGACCAGAGCATCGGCACATGCGCTCCGGCGAAGCGGCTGACGAACGTCCCGCCGGAGTCGGACAAGGACTCGGCCAACGCCGGGTCTCCCGCCGCGCGAATTCCGGCCAGTATTGGCGACAGACCGGAAATCGCGCTGACACGGGGATTCGCCGCGCGTCCCGCCTGACGCTTCGACAAAGCCGAGAAAGGCCCGACGAACGGGTTGCTCCGCATGGCCCGGCCTCCCTTAGATGACCTTGGCCTTGAGACTCGCGTTGGGCCGGTAGGGGACCACCAGCGGCGCCGACTGCAGCATGATGAAGCGCACCGAGGGATCGGGCTCCGTCCACGATTTGACGTAGAACGGCATCGCCTGCAGGCCCGCCTCCTCGTCGCGAATCGCGCCGAACGCGCGCACGCCGTCGAGTTGCTGCGATGCCATGATCACCGAATCCGCCGGGATGATCGGCTTCTCCGTCGAGTCGGCCGGGTCGACGTACCACGAGGAGTAGACGATGATGTTGAAGCCGTCGATGTTGCCGACGCTCATCCCGCCCTCGGTCGATCCCGCCGCGTTGAGCGAGAGCGATGTGTCGGTCCCGCGCCGGATGTCGAGCCGGGCCTTCACGTCGTCATGGTTGCGGAACACCTTCCATACCGCGACCGGCATGATCACGTCCGTCATGTAGATGCCGGTCGATTGCAGTCCGGTCTGCGCCCACTCCTGCAGATCGTCCAGCGGATGCGAGCCCGCCGCGCTCCAGAGCGTCGAAGCGGTGATGGTGTTTCCCGCCGCGCGGCCGAAGTCCACGATGGCCTGCGGATACTTCTCTCCGACGATGGTGACCTTGCCGGTCGCGAGGATCTCGCCCGCCATGGTTTCGAGCCTGCGGTTGAGCATCGACTTCTGGTCTTCCATCGAAGCCGCGATGAGCGCGCGGAGCCGGTCGCCGGGGCTCATCGTGCCGCCGATGCTCTCGCCCGCCGACCGCTTGAACGGCCGGTGCATGTCGAAGACGCGCTTGTCTTTCACGTAGGCCGGTTTGAAGACTCCCGTCCGGTAACCGGGCGACTCCACGATCTGCCCCTCCACCAGGAAGCTGACGAAGGGCGCGATGCGCCGCGTGCCGTCGACCACGTCGAAATGGATCTCCTCGCCGGTCTCGATTTGCACCGTCGGGAAATAGCGGTCCAGCAGAAACTGCGTCTGACCTTTCAGGTCCGCGATGACCCGATTGAGCGTGCTCGTGCTCCAGAGGTCCATCGGACTCTCCTACTGGCGGGAGTTAGAGGTTGCGGTTTGCCGTCTGACGGGGCCGTCGCCAAACGCCCGTCAGACGGCGGATTCTGCGGCTGCTACTTGCGGTTCGCGTGCGGCGGCTCGGGCGGCTTCGCGACCACCTGCTTGGCGGGCGGCTTCTCTCCGCTCTTCTCCTGCTCCTCCGCGAACTCCTCGGCCGCGATGGCGAGGGCGCTCGTCGCGAGATCCGGATTGTCGACCTTCTCGTCGGGCGTCAGGTAGGCGAACGGAGAGTCGGACGGAGGCTGCTTCTCCTCGTCTTCCTCCCCGGCTTCCTTCTCGCTTTCCTTGGCGGCCGCGCGGGCCTTCTTCAAATTCTTCATGGCCTCGGCCGCCTCCTCGGTGGTGGGGACCGACTTGACGAGCGAGCCGTCCGCGATGATCACGCTCTCGATGTAGATGCCCACATCGCGCAGCGCTTCGGTGCAGTCGGCGTGAACGAGCGCGCCCGGCCACTGGATGGCGTCGGCCTTCATGCGGCCGGTGAGGTAGACGCCCGCCTGCACGGTAGCGGTGGTGGCGTCCACGTCATCGACCAGGACGCAGTTGCAATCGGCGGCGGCCGCCGGGACGGTGATGACTCCGGTGGCGGGAACGATTTTCAGAATCGCGCCGCGCTTCAGGATGCCGATGCCCGACGCGACCGTGCCCTTGCGCGAGGTCACATCGTGGCCGTCCGCGAGAAGCGCGGAGAGAAACGTCGGCGTCGAAAACCCGAAGCTGGCTTTGCTGATCGGATCGTAAGTAGCGGGCATGAAGTCTCCTTCCTGGTCACTGGTTACGCCGCGTTGTGGCGACGGTCCTTCGGGACGAACGCGAGAATGCGCTGCGCCTCG